GTACGCCCTGAGTACCACTTGAGAGAGTATCAATAACTTGTACCTGTATTGCCCGGCTGTTGTTATCGACAGCCTGCAGCGACACGGTGTAGCGGCCGCCAGCGTTCTCACTGAGCGCAGCAACGTCCGACGCCGACCAGGTATGCGTAGCGGTTGGCGTATCCTCGTAGTTGGTGAACAGGTTGATGCGCAAAGAGTGAGGGCTGAGCGCGCGCCCGCTAAACACCACTTCGCGCGGCACGGTATGGTCCTGGAAGTCGCCACCGGGAACGAACCAGCCGGTCTTCCACGACATTTGTACAGCGCCGCCAGTGGTTAGCGCGTCGACGTAGTAGATAGTCCCCGTGCCCTGGTAGAACACAAGCGCCTTGTTAGCGTCCGTTGGTACAGTGAGCGCGTTGCTTACCACAGGCATGGCGGACGAGTCCCAGATGGACCAGCGGTCCAGCGCGTAGTTGTACACGCGGCACCACGCGCTGGTGAACAGCAGCACCTCATCTTGGTTGCGGAGCACCGCGGCCCCGGTAACCGTGTCGGCCAGCAGTACGCGCGCATCCGTGCCCACGCTGCCGTTGAAACGGACTAGATAGCTCCCCTTCTGCCACATGATGCCGCCTGGGTAGCGCACCACGCTGTCCGCGTTGCTGCAGCCCATGTCGCTCAGGAACACGGGCTGATTGAAGCCGCCAACGCCATTATTGGAGGGGCCGTCGCCGCTTATCTGGTAGACGCCGTTCTCAGCGATGATGATTGGCGTACCGCTAAACTCGCGTACAGCCATCAGCTTGCCGGCCGAGCTCGGGAAGTTGACTTCCAGCGCGGGGCTAAACTCAAAGCCCTTGCCGGCCACGCGTATCTTACTCACCACCAGGCGGCTACGAACCTCCGCGTCAATCGCGTACGCGCGGCTACCCACGACAGCAATGTCATGGAGCGGCGGGGGAGGCTGAGGAAACAGCTCCTCGCCGTTGGCACCGGTCACGCTGTAAAGCTGCTTCTGCGTCGTGTCGGCCTCGAAGATAGTGTCATACGTGTTCTGATATGCCGACGTTGCACTCGGGTACGCGCCAAGCATGTAGTACGTGTCTCCCACGTCCTTGACCGTTCCGTATAGCTCTATCTGCACAGGCCCCGTTTGCAGACCGTTGCGCATAGAGTCTGGACCAGTGACGCGGATGACTGGCTTGGACGCTCCAGCGCTGGTCACTGTAGCCGGCACAGAGGGCCTGCTACGATGCTCGAGGCCAGCAGCGTCAGTCCAGACGTAGACAGCGCGGTAGGCGTACGTGCCAGCCGGCAACGCGGTGCCAGAGCCGCCCACCGCAGCCAACGCGATGTGCGGAGCATGCAGCGGGCCGCCAACCTCAGCCACTTCAACGCCGTCCCACTGATACGGCAGCGCAGCCGCGCACAACGCCGTGCCGTCTCGGTCTTGGATGGCCGGGGGCTGGCGAGCCGCAAAGTCGATGGTCACGTAGCGGCCTGGATAGCCGTAGTAGAGCGCCGAAGTGTTGCCGAATAGGTCCTTGCGGTACGCACACATCACTCTGGAGCCGATGGCGACCGCGCTATTGGTCAGCAGGTCAAAACTGGTCACCGTACGTGCCGGCCCGAACGTCCCACGCACACACCCGAAGCGCGCAACGACTGCCGTGCCGGTTCCGTGGCACATCCACGCCTCAACCGATGGGTCATCCACGAAATCTGGAAGGTAAGTCGGACCTGCGAGCGCTCCGTACGTGCGGCACAGGAAGAACAGCGGGTAAAACTCGGTTCCGTTGACGGTTACCTGGGCCCCAGCATTGTAAATCGTCTGCCACGGCAACGTAGACACCGCCGCGAGCGTACCCGTGGTCAATCCGTAGTAGTTGATGATGGTATTGACGGTCGTATTGGCGCCAAACGAGCCAGTCCACGCCGAGTTCGCGAACACCGCGTAGCTCGAGCCGCCAAAAGACAGGAACTTGACGGCTAGAGTGCTGTAGGCGACAGCGCTGGTGTTCCAAAGAGTCGTGAGTGCCGTGCCATTCCACGTGTGTACGGCCAGCTTGGTCAACGGGCCGGTCGCGCAGCTCGCGGCACAGGCCACGTAGACCACTCCGCCGATGGTTTCGGAGTGCACTGCGCTGTAATCTTTAGCGCCAGTCATGGCGCTTGACATGATGTACGACGCAAGCAACGCGTTTACCACGACATCCTGCATCACCAGGACGGCATCGTTGATAGCGCCCGTCCTGTTGCACACGATGGCTGCCACAGTGGACGACACAGACGCGACCGAGATGCCGCAGGTGGGGTCAACGGGGACGTAAGCCGTGCGCACGGCCGAGATGGTGACCAGGTTCCCGCTCATGGTGAGCGTGTTGAACCGGATGCCCGTGCCGATGACGACATGCCAGATACACACGCCATTAGCGCCGTGCGACGTGAGCCCCACCCATAGCGCCGTGGTGCCCACTCCAAGCGATGCAACGATGACCGGGCTACACAGAGCCGCTCCCGTCGTGTCGGTGGCGTATGCATAGACCAGATACGCACCTAGCGTGGCCGGGTCGGCTGCCAGGTACGCGTACCAGACCTGGCCCAGCGCGGAGTTGTAGGTCGTGGCGATGTGAGACGCAGCGGACGACGCCGGCACCGCGCCAGAATCGACAATCTGCGTGGGTCGGAACAGCGTCTGAGGGCTGCCCTGGCTCACCGCAGAGCGCAGCATGCCAGTCGTCCAACCGCTAGCCTGCTCCCTCACCTGACGGTTGTAGCCATCCTGCGGGCCAAAGAACGCCACGGCTGACTTGCCAGCCTGGCACGCGGTCAACCCGTAGCAGGTGGCGCCATTGCCAACCGTACCAGCAGACACAAGACCAGGCGCACGCACGACAGAGCCTGGAACAATACTAAGCCGCGTGTTGCGCGACTCAACAAGGTTGGGCGACGTGCCGGTGCCGATGACGGGAGCCACCAGCTCAGGGTCTGAGCGGTCGTCCTGCCCACCGTTTAAGAGCAGCGATAGCTTGGAGTTGCCGGTAGTCATCAGTACACGTACCCCGCGAATGAGACTGGAGCCGCCAGCACGGCCGGGATGGACACCTTGACGAACCTGGACGCGTCGACACCGCTCTGTAGAGCGGCCACCACGAACACCGGGGCCGAGCTCGCGGTCACCACTGCGCCCTGATACGAGTGCCCAGCACCGTGCGGCACCGTGACCGACGTAGCGCCAGCGGGAATGGTCCCAGAGATAGGCGCCAGCGAGCTGAGTGGGTTCGACAGCAGCGCCAGCTGAGCGTTGATGAAATCCGCCAACGTCATGTTTAGCCGATTCAGCAGCGCGTCAAAGCGGCCCTCGTTGTCACCACCCATTCCAACCCCGGTTTCCACTCGGCTCCCGCTCGCCAAACGCACCCGCGTCCCGGATGGTATGGACCGCATTCAAGTCGCGCTTGCGCTTCGCCGCGAACAAGTCGGCAGCCAGTTGGTCGCGCAGCGCTGCGTACGTGCTCGGGTCGCGCTTCAGGTCGCTACAGAGCGCCACGCACGCGTCGAGTGCAATCCACTTGTCCCAGTCCAGCCGCCCGATGATGACATCCGTGAGCGTCAGCACCGGGTAGTGCACCGTGTACCAGATGGCCAGGGTAAAAACCTGGTTGGGACACGGGTAGAAGACCAGCGTGGACCCCTCCAAGTCGTATTTCGGCAGGGTCACGCCGTAGCCGTAGGGCACGCTCGTCGAGGGCTGGTCCCACGCCCGCGGATTGAACCCTAGCGGCTCGTAGTCAGACGCTTGCGCCTGCTCGAGCTGCGGCGCGTGCGTCGCGTCCTTAACCCAGCAAATCTTGACCAGTTCGCCGAAGTTGGTCGGCGTAGACACCATATTCAGGTTGGCCTGCGTGGTCAGCGTCGCCGTGGCCAGCAGGTCGTAGTCCCTACCCAGCTTCTGCCGCGTCAGCGCCGCAAGAGAGCGGTAGCTCTGCTGCAACTGCGCCAACACGCGGGCTGAGGTAATCTTGGTAGTCGTCGTGAACGCGGGTAGTGCAAGCCTACCGCGAACGTCGGCCACGATGTCAGCAACGTTGAAGCTTACACTCACCTCGCGAGCATAAGCCGAGGGGCTGGCCAGTTGCCCAGCCAGCCCCTCGGCTCACTCGCCGTCGTGGTCGGTGTCCTCGACAGGCTCAGCTTCCTCATCGTCATCGTCGCCGATGGCCGTCTTGAGAGCGCTCAGAGCCTTCTTCCAGTCACCGCTAGCGCCAGCCTTGAAGAAGGCCTTGATAGCCATCTCCCCAGCCGCAGGGCCTTCCGACTCCTCGCTCTCCTCGGGCTTGCCGCCCAGGAGAAGCGCGATGTCACCCTTGGCCATTAGCCCGCCACTCCAGTCACCTGGACGATAAGGCTGGTGAGACCAGCGTTATCAGACAGGGTCGGGCCAGACGCGATGGACGCGTATGCCACAGTCTTGTGTGTCACGGTGATGACGCCAGTCGCCACGTTGAAGCCGGTGACCTCAAGCTCGTGGAAGTTGGCATCGCCAAACACGCCAAACACATCGCAGCAGCCATCCACGAAGCGCTTGGGCTCCGCGAGGGTGAGCGTGTACAGGCCAGCAGACGTGCGCACGATGGACGCAAATCCAAAGTTCGACACGATAGTGGGGTTCGCGCCGCTCTGCGGCGTAACCTTGCACCACGCATTGACGGTGTTGAATCCGTAGCCGCCCGCCGGCTGTACGGACACCTTCTCGGTAGCCATTAGAGGATACCCTGCGCGCTAAGAGCCACGCGCATGATGTGGTAGGGGCGCTTGCTGTAGGTGTTACCCAGGCGGCCCATGGTGAACTTCATGATGCCGGTAGACGGGTCGAACACGAAGGCCGAACCGTCCGCGTTGTACTTGTTTAACGCCGGAGCCTGGCCCGACGAACCACGAGTGAACGCGCCCTTGCCGATTTTGAACGCCGTGTTGACAGGGCAGAACGCTGCCTTCACGAAGTTCATGTCACCGATAGTGATACCCTTGAGGCCGATGCCGTAGGTATCATTGAAGCCCTGGGCGACAATCTTGGACGACTGCGCGCTCATGGCGATTTGCGCGTAGTTGAGGGGGTTGACGAAGATGGGCGCCGCCGAGTCAAGGCCCAGGCCGCTCATCAGGTCAGAGACAGCCTGCGCGCCGATGAACGCGTTGCTGATGTTCTGGGCCGAGCCATCGTAGTAGATGCCAGCGATGCGCTCGCGGTCGGTCTGCTGGTTGACGCCGAGGAACGACGCGGACGGGGTAACCGGGCACCATGCCTGGATACCATCGTACGCGAAGTTGCGGTTAGGCGAGGCGAACGAACCACCGTCGCCGACGCCCACGATGCTGTCACCCACGGCCAGCGAGGTAATCGTTCCCGTGTAGGTGATGACACCAGTGGTGCGGTTGATACCCGAGATGACGCCGACACCCGAGCGCAGCGTGCCGCCCGAGCTAATGGCCTCAATCGACTGACCAATCTCAAGAAGCTGAGCGTCGGTCTTGTTCGTCAAGGTGATGGGGGAAGCCGTGCCGGAAGCCACAACGCCGCGGATGCCAGCGTCGGTGCCCCATGCCTGACGCTCCTCGTGGTTGCCGAACTGCTGGGTGACGCCGTCCATTTCGTTGACAAGCGCGTCAGCAAACTCGCTGTCAGAGCCGCCATTCGCCGCGTTCTGCAGCGTCTGGTAGCTGATACCAGCGTTCATGACGTACAGGCGCTGGGGCACAAGGAACTTCGTGCCCTGGCTGGGGTTAGCCGCCGTGCTCGCCTGAGCGAACGTGCCGGCCGCGCCCTGCGCAGTCGTGTACTCAATCGCGACTTCCTTGCCACGCTGGCTCGTAAAGTCGGTCTCGGTGTTCATCCACGCGACAAGCGGGTTGTTACGCTTGAGCGCTCCGTCGTCGAGCTTCTGCTCGGCCAACAGCTTCATGAGGTATAGCGAACTGGATACGTCTAAATCAGCCATCTGGATTACTCATTGGGACAGGAACAAATCACTTGGGACTGTTCGCGGCTCGAATCTTCGCGAGGCCTTCCATCAGCTTGGCTTTTGTCGCGTCCTTACCGGACAAGACGGCGCTGACTACAGAAGCGGAAGTGTTCGAGTTGCTCAGAGTGCGCGGACCTTCCGCGCTCTCCGACTGGTTACCCTTTGGGCTTGCCGTAACCGGGCTGGGTTTGGCTGCTGTTGCGCCAGCAATGCTGGTCACTAACGTCTTTAGATTAGCATGCTTGCCAATCAAGTGCCTGAGCGTGCTCTCCGTAAGCGTGTCGAGCAGATTCGCCTCAAGCGTCGTTTCAAGCTGCTTGATGTGCTCAGGACGCACCTTACCCACGCCATGCTGCTCTGCGAGCTGAGCGGCAGCCCAGCCAAGGCTAGAAGCCAGAGGAAAGTCATCGGCGTTGTCCTTGAGGTACGTGCTGACGTTCGCGCTGTAGCTGGTGAGAGCGGCGGTCTGCTCGGCCTTCTGCTTCTCAGTGAGGCGCTCCTCGCGCTCCTTGCGAGCAAGCTCGAGCTCGGCGCGGTACTCCTCTGGCAGACTGGCGACGGCCCTGCGCTCCTTAACCCTGTCGGCGTTCTCAACAATCCACTTGGAGTAGTCGCCGAAGCTGCGCCCCATCAGCTTCTCAAACAGCTCGAGCGAGCGCGCGGGGTCACCCTTGGCCGCTTCCATGTTGGCCAGCAGACCCTTGTGCTCAGTCTCCAGCTTCTTGTTGAACTCGCGAGCCGTGCGAATCTCGTCCTGAGCGTCGGACCACTTGCGCTGTAGCTTGGCGTAGGCCAGCTCGATGTCCTTGTCGCCCTTGGTAGGCTCCTCGGCAGCGGGCTCGTCCTGGGCCTCAGCCTCGCCCTTTGCGGGCTCTGTGGCGGCCGCTGGAGCCTCGCGCTCGGCCTTCTGCTTGGCCTTGAACTCCTTGATGCGCTCGAGCAGCGCCTCCTTGGGAGTCTGGCTCTTGGGGGCCTCGGGAGTAGCAGTCTCGACGACTGCTGGTGCGGATGCTTCTGATGCGACGGCTACGTCATCTGACATGGCCGTAGTGTCAAGTAGTCAGCCGCACTCTTGCCTGTCAGCCAGCCATTGCAGGCGCCGCAACAGGAGCCGCCGCGATGCCACCGCCAGCAGGCGCCGCACCAGGGTCTGCCGGCATGGGCTGAGCAGCGGCCTGGGCGTTGTCGGCCATAGCACTGAGGGCGTCTAGCCACGACTCGAAGTTGTCGATGACGGCTAGGTCGTCCTCATCCCCGAAGTCAACCATCTGCATGAGCTTGGCCCATGCCTTGGTGCCGATGTCGAGCGCCACCTGCACGCTCTGGCGGGGCAGCGGCAGCACCTGCTTGCCGTCTAGCAGGTCGCAAATCTGCTTGATGGCTAGGTCCATCATCGCAGTCTCAAGGCTCGCGTACTCATCGAGCGCGGGGAACTCGAGCAGCTTCATGGCCGCAGACTTCTGGATGAAGCCAGCTTGAATCCACTCTTGAATGGCAGCCCACTTGCCCTGAGGCGTGGTGGGTAGCTTGCTCATCGGCATGAGGTTGAGCAGCGCCTCGCCTGCCTCGAACTGCAACTCACTCCACTTGCTGCTCACCATGAAGTTGACGCCGCCACTGGCCAAGTAGCCGCGCGGCGAATACTCGCCGTCACGCTCTGCGAGCTCGTCGTTCAGCCGCTCGACGATGCCAGTAGCCTCAAGGCACATCTCCTCAAAGCGGCTCGTGGGGTGGAACAGTCGGCGACTCTGCACGTCATCAGCAGCCCGTACGGCGACACCCGACGTGAGGCCAGCGCCAGCACCCTCGCCATTCACCTGCGAGTCGCTCAGCCCGTTCTCCCGCAGCACACGGTCTACCTCCAGGTCAATCTGCTGTTGCAGGTCAACCATGGTGCCGTCCCATTTGCCGAGCGTAGGCGGCCCAATGAGCGGGTCGTACGGGATGATTAGGCCCAGCTTATTCGTAATAAAGTCGGGGTTTACCGAGCCCTCGCCGTTGTCGGGGCTGAACACGATGACGTTAGACGCCAAGTCCTGGCCACGAGCCACACGCGCAATCAGCTGGTTCACGCGGTTCTGGCTAGGCCGCACGCACTCGATGAGTCCGATGCCCCAGAAGCCAGATGGCCGATTCTTCCACCGACAGAACGCGAAGGGGAAGCCACTGTCCGTGTAGCTCTCGTCAATCAACACGCCGTGCGTCACGCAGATAGAGTGCCTGCCTCGCTGGTTGCCAGTCGGCAGGTACCACGACTCAACCACCTCGACCAAGTCTCCCAGGGTGATGGTGTTGGTCGGCAGCAGGTACCGGCCAACAGTGTCCACGTCTTGCAGCGAGCTACTCATGATGGCTTCCCGTTTGCCGGGGTACATCGTGGCGAGCCATGCTTTGCTCACATACTTGACGCGATGGAGCGACCTGGGCTTGCGGTACTGGCCATCCAGGTGCTCTACCAATATCTCCAGTGGGTTGACAGACTCTAGTAGCGGAAGGTCATGCTCGTCTAGCGTGCCGTGTATTACCCCCGTGCCCGTCTGAACGCAGTAGTCAAACGCTTCAGCGAACACACCCTTGGAGAGGGCATTCAGTTGTGATTGAAGTACCTTAGTGCGTTTCTCAGCCTTCCTCGAGAGCTTCAGGTTATCGCCTGAAGTGATGTAAATCGGCAACGGCGGCGATTGCGACACCATGCTCGCAGCAGTGTCGCAAACCATCGCGCACATATTGAAGTGAGAGCCTTGGATATAGGCGCTCGTATTGCCAGCCATGAACGGTCGCACATCTTCTGGCATCGCACGCTGGCCCAAGCCATTGCAGTTGCCGTTGCTGTACAGCTGCAAGTAGTGCAGCATCAGCCGGCGCTGCTGGCTCTGCTGAATGCGAATGTGATTCGCCGTAGCGAACACGTTGCGAGCCAGGTCCTCCTTGGGGCTAGTCTGCCACTCGATGCTAGCCATCAGGCCACCAGCTCAGACTGGAGCACGAGCTCAAAGCGCTGCTCATCGCTCAGGTGCTTGGTCGACTTGGGCTCGGTACGTGGAGCATGGATGGAAGGTGCCGCGGATGGGAGGACGGCGACGAAGCCATGCGCCTCCACTCGGGTAGCACCGAGCTCGCGGCACTCGCGCACCAACTTCACAAACTCTTCCACGGTCATACAGGCAGAGTGTCACCGAGCGCTCCATCGCTGCCTGCAGGGGCTGGTCTTTCCCAGTTGTCAGCCTGGACCTACTTCCAACACTTCGACCCGCGCGCGTCCTCGATGTGCGGCGCCAGTATCTCGAGAGCCAGCGCCGGCGTCATATCGACCAGCTTGGCCACTTCGCCACGCTGTAGACCGTCGTAATCAGCAGGGTCTACCCTCTCGCCGAGAGCCGCATCACATACGGCAGTGAGGTAGGGCGAGTCTCCGAACCCGACAAACCAGGCACGGACGACTAGGATATCTGCTTCAGTAATCGAGTGGAGGCTAATCATGGTTTTCACCTTCCTGGCGTCTTGCGAGGCTGGTCTTTCCCAGCTGTCAGACCGGGTAACGCCTGGTCCCGTGCACGGTTTTACGGGCGCCGTCACTCCCTCTAGGACCAATCGTGCCAGACCAGCCTCGCGAGGTCAATAGGCTTGGGAGAAAGGTGCGCGTGCCACTAAGTCGGAGCGCAGCGGGGGCATCGGACTTTCGATGCTCCCCGAGCACCGTACGATGGCCGGTAGGCCAGCGTGTGTGCGTAACTATACGGAGTTATTGACCGCAACCAAAAATCGTCACTGTGACACATTATCACTCTAGACAAGCCTGTGTTCGGCAAGGCAATCTACGCGCGTAGTCCACCGGGTTCATAAGCACCTAGAGATTCGGTGCTGCGCACCGCCGGCTCCTCGGAGCTAGCGAAAGTCCGCTAGCCCCTGCGGTGCCGAGTGGGTTGCACACGCTGATTCAGCGCAATCATGGGAGAGGGGATGGGAGAGGCGAGAAGGGGAGACGCGGGAGGCGCGGGGGCGTATGTCCGCAGCTAGCCCGACTCACACAGCCATTCGACATCGGGCGCGGATGCTGGGTGCGCATACAGCACCCTGGCGTACGGATTCCCACCCTCGTAGCAGATGGCCATGGCACTGATGGGGGCCACCTGGCTATCGGTGCAGAGCCAGTAGTCGGCCGTGTACGCGAACTCACCACCGAACAAGTCGGTAGCCACCACGCTCACGGTCGCATGCTCGCACTCAGCCAGTGACAGCATTAGCCCCTCAGCCTAAGCAACTCGGCCAGCGTCTTGCCACCGAGCTCGCCGCTCACCTCAGTCTTGATGGGCGCGTCCATTCCAAGATGGCTCATCAGGAGCTTGATGGCGGCCGCCCTGTCCGAGTCCCTGGGGGCAGTAAGGGCCATACGCTCAAGCTCCTCTAGCACCCTCCCACGCAGCACAGCGGTGTCTACAGCCCGCGCCGCCTGCAACTCCTTGATGCGTAACTGAACATCAGCATCCTTCAGCAGCCTACATCCTTGCGCATGGGCTGAGTCGGGCGAGTACCCAGTACGCATAGCCGCCTGGGTTGCGTTTAGGTCGACTAGGTATTCCTGGCAGAAACGCTCATGCCGCTCGAGCGTCACGGCCATCTTCTTTGGCCGCGCGTCCGTCATAGACGCTTGGTCTCAGCTGCCCGGAAGCTCAGCCGAGTGCAGACAAACTCGAGGCACTCATCGCGCTGGTCCTGGTTGAACCGGCCCGATTGGATGAGCATACGAAGCGCTTGCATCTTTGCCTCAGCGCCGCCTGCTACAGACTCCTCGCTATGCCCGTAGCACACGAGCTGTCCGTGCATTGTCAGAGGCTCGATGCTGGTCGCCTTCCACCTGCGTGGCATCAACTGCTCAACAACCAACCAGACGTCAGTGACTGACTTGTCAACGTTGCGGTCGCCATCGACGCGCCTGATTGCCTCGCAACGCTCGTGTTGCGCCAGGAACTCCTTGGCGGACGCCTTGAACAAGTAGCGCGGCACGCCTCTGTGCTCATCGTACAGAGTCACTTAGCGGCCCTCTTCTGCTCCGCTGCCGGCACAGCAAACACCACATTGGACCAAGGGGTCACGCGCACAATGCCCGTGTCACGCGCAGTCACAAAGACGCAGTCGCCGTCCTTGCGAATCTCCACGTTGGAGCTGAGCACGCTGATGTTGGTCACGTTCCGTTGCCAGTCCCCTGGTCGGCTCGGGTCCTCAACGCTCTCCCGAAAGACTACGCTCGCTAGATTCATGGTGCTCCTGCTTGCCTTGCGGCTGGTAATGACAACCGAACATCTCTAGCCACAGCCGGGTGCGCTTGCGTGGCCTAACACTAAACACAACGCCGTTGTGACCGGCGCGCTCAATAGCCTCACCCAGCAACAACGACCCAAATCCGCAGCCTCGAAAGTCTGCCTTGGTGCTCATGTACAGCAGCCATCCCGACTGCTCTACCAGAGCCCAGCTTACGACAAACCCAGGCTTATCCGCCCGACGCACGGTAAGCAGGGACCACCCCGCCGGCAGCATGATTCTCGACTCGTCCGTGCCCAGGTAGCGCGCAACAAGAGACTCGAACCACGCGCGGTAGGCGTCGGGCCGCATCTCGCCCTCTGGGCTATCGCGCATGCTGTGGCGCCAACTACTCACGATGAGGTTGCGCTCGTCATGGCGCACCTCCTCACTGATGAACACGTCGAACGGCTGCGGTTTCATACAGCCTGCAACGCGAGCTCGACTTGGTCAGACTCGTTGAGGAAGTACACGATACGGCCATTTCGCCACGTAAAAAACTTCCATCCCCCGAGAGTCATCCACGCTGTCACGGCTGGCCTCCTTTGCTGCTAGGTGTCCCTGGCGCGGTCTCTTCCCACGGCAACAGGTCCGCCTCAGCCGTGACAAGCCTGTCCAGCAACTCTATCAGCTGCACAGCCTGGATGACGCACAGCCTAGGACCGCTGCCTCCCGGCCCATCAAGCGCAGACTGCGCGTGCACTCGTAACGCTTGGAGGTGTAAAAGGCTGAGCATCAACTCCACCTAAGCACGGATGCCTAAGGCACTGCCTTCCGCAGTGCCAACACAGCAGCTCGAGCTGGGTTTACCCAGCGTTCCTGGCTAACCAGGTTCAGCTCATTCCACGGTGGCAGCTTCACGCCAAGCGCTCGAGCGAATGAGGCGTATGCCATCTGTCCGAGCTGCGTGGGCGATGGTTGAGTGTCATCGGTCTTCAAGAGATTCCTCCTCTACGCGAGCGATGAGCAGGTCGAGCATGTGCCTAGCCTTCTTTAGGTCGGCAAGGCCACCCTTGGCCTTCCAGCGAGACACGTATTTCACGACAGCGCCCTCGGCGAAGCCAAGTCCGTTGGCGTACACGTACTCAAAGGGTTGGATAGCCATCTTGCTGTAATGGTCACCGCCTACCTGCGTGTCCTTGGCACTCATTCGATATCCTCCTCGCCGAACGTTGGCACCCAGAGCCTAATGGCGTCTCCCCACTGGCAATCCTGGTTCGAGTCGCTAGCCACAGGCGTCGCAGGCTCGCACCATCGACACAGCTCGACGCTGTAGTGCCACTCTTGGTGCTTAGGGCACATTATTTTGCGGGCTTCCTTCACCCCGTACTTCATGCGCCCTCCATCAGCATGCGAATGACGTGGCCGACTACCTCGGCGCATTGTGGGACTACCGCGTTCCCGTATGCCATTAGCCTGTCCAATGAGCCGAGAACCCCATCATCCACTCCCAGAGCTCCGGGCGGGGGCGCCCCCCAGTCGCGCCGACCAAGGTTTGCAATCTGATGCAGCTCGCGTGCTTTCTCATGGAAGGCGCCAACTGATTTGCTGTGGCCGTAGGAGTAGGCAATAACAAAGCATCTCTCGCGTTTGTGCGGTGCGCCAACGTCAGAGGCTGACAGTCGAACTGGCACAGAGGCATACCCGATTCCGTGTAGACTGCTCCGCACGCTGGGCACCCAGTCTCGCCAAGCGCTGTAGACGTTCTCGACAAGTACAAAGCCTGGTCGTAGCTCCATGACGATTCTTGCGTACTCCATCCATAGTCCGCTTTGTGCTCCAGCGAGCCCAGTCCTCGACCGGACGTTAGCGTGGCTGAGATTTTGACATGGGAAGCCTCCGCAGATGATGTCAACGCTTGCAAGTTGGGCAGCTCCGACCGTTCGCACATCGTCAAACCTCCTCGCGTTGGGCCAGTGCCGAGCTAACACGCTGCGGCAGTAAGCAGACTGCTCAACCTGCCACACAGTCTCACCCAGACCGGCCATCTCCAGGCCAAGCTCGAGCCCGCCAATACCAGAAAACAGCGAACCGATTCTCATGCGCCCTCGGCAAAGTCGTCGTCGCGGTTATGCCCAACATCCCTGGCGAACGCTTCGTGTAGCGAGTCTCGATGAAGCCGGAACAAGTCTCGCATCCACCCGGGCGGCTCGAAGCTCAGGTCGCGGCTCACTAGCCTTAGCAGCAGCACGGCAGCGCCTTTCTCACCGTACATCGCGCTCGCCGTGCAGAAAAACGACCAGAGCGCTGCCAGTACATCTTCAGTCACGATGAGCCTTGCTTGTCCAGACGCCGAAGACATTCCAAGCTGCTCGACCACCTGGCAGACAGATTTTGGCTCGTCACCGTACTCTGCCTCCTCGGGGAACATTTCTACTTGTTTGAGCCTGCTCAAGCTCACCTCGCATAGACAACGCTACACTACGCACTCTCTAGTGACGCTACGTAACCAGTACGAATCGCCCTCTACCCTGGTGTTTTAGCCGACCGCTGCGAGCGATGCCCATCATGGAGTAGTAGGCCGTCCGGTAAGCCTCGCCCGACGCTGCCGCAAACTCTTGCGCGTCGACGTAGCCGCGAGCCGCCGCTGTTCGCAGGATGCGTGCGATACGGCTAGCCCGAGCAGTCTCAC